ATTTGACCCAATCTATTTGGTCTACTTTATCCATTTGTCCAATCTTTTTATTTCAATTTCATTCCACTTTTCTTTCCTACGATCACAACCACAATCCTCAATTCCATAAATTTTGGTTATTTTTTTTACTAACCATTTTATACCCGTGTAGGTTGTAATGGTTTCTACTAAATTTCCTAATTTCATAATTTGCTTATTAGTATTTGTTTTATTCTTTTTACTCGCCTATAAATTGAGTAATAATCTATTCCCGTTTGTTTTGAGAGTTCCAACATTGATTTATTTTCTAAAAATATTAATTCATAGATTTTTTGATCATAAAGGTGCCAACTTCCTATTTCTCTTTTTATTAAGTTTAACCTTTCCTCGTACTCATATTTTGAGATATATTTTGATATGTCTGATATAGAGGGCTCATAAAACGTATTATAGGTAATTTTCTTTTTTCTGTGATAATCTAAAAACAAATTACGCAAAACCTTAAAAATAAAATATTCATTTATTTCTGTTTCGTTGTACATTATTGAAGCATCATACTTGCCATTCCATTTGTGAATTTTTAAATACATATTTTGGACTATATCCTCAGAATAATTGTGCATACCAAAACTGCGGACAATGTTAATCCACTTATTATGTTGGCTTGCTATTATACTTAATACACTCACCAAATAGTTATTTTAATTGCAAAAAATAAAAAACAAAAATCTAAAGTTTGATAAAAATCTTCGGGATCATATTCCTCTATACTAATATTACCATTCGTAACTTCCATATAGTGATCATAATATAAAAACCCGACTATAAAACCTTTAACCCAAACCCATTGTATTGCAAAACCATTATACTGCATCATTTTTATCTATTAATTTAACTGCTTCATTTAAATGGTGGATCATTATGTAAAGTTCTCCAACTGCTTTTTCCAACCTTTTTAACCTTTGGTCTGTCGTTTGTTTTTTGTTTTTCATATTTTTTATTTAACATAAAATACCACTCGGGTTTGATCATTCAATTAATGGTTTAAATTCCTCTTTTATTGGTGCTTCAAGTAATTTTTCTCCGTCAATTTCAAAACCAACATTGTTTGGAATACTTGTAAATTGGATTGGATCGTCCATTGAGGTTGGTCTACCTCCCGTTTCAACTTCTTTTACTTTTCTAACGTGGATCATAGATTTAGTCCAATCACTTGGGTGTTGAGTATATCGGTGTATTACTATAAAATCATCTGCTCGGTTTACGAATTTACCACCACCTTCGACATCTGATGCAAGGGGTGGGATCGGGTGTCCAACATAATTATGCCCAATGGGGTGTTTTATTCGCAAGGCTGTGGTATTTGCGTGAGTATTTAACCAAATAGTGATCATATTTTTCTTACAAAATAAACGCATTTCAGTTGTTGCTTGGTAATCGTATTCGTGTCCACCAATTCCTTTCATAATTTCGGGATCTTTTATTAATGAATTATAAGGATCAATTAGTAATCCGTCATAATTCCAAGCATTTTTTACTGATTGTGCCAATTCAATTAATTTTCTATAAGTGTATAGTTGGTTAGTATCAATTATTTTAAAATTTTCATTTATATAAGACAAATGGTCTTGATATTGTTTTTCTGATATTTTATTTAGAGGTTTTTGTTCAATGAACTCAACCAATTTCCTTATTATACTATGAGGCTCATTTTCAGATGAAAAAATTAACCACCTCAATTTTTGTTTTTTAGTGTAAAGTAACATCAAATAAATGATAACTGTCGTTTTTCCTACGTTTGCGTGTCCTAAAACCACGTTAAAGTTTCCCGGTTTAAATCTTAAATAGTCATCTATTTTAGGAAAACCTAATTTTAATCCCTCTTTAATTTCTCCCGAACGTATTTTGTCCAAATGGGAATAAGTTTTGTTTAAATCAATTAGCATTTTGGTAGTGTTTTTTTGTTATGCAATAAATATATTAAAAAAAGTTGATAAATTATAATTTAAATTTCAAAACTTTCGTTTTAAAGTCATTTTCTATCGACCAACTACACACTTCACTATGGTCAAAAAACCAAATTTTAGCATCATTGTAACCATTTGTGGTGTTTTTAAGTGGTTGAATAAACATATATTTGTCTATCAATTTTTTAGTATTGTTGTGAGAATTATAATTTACGATAAGTAATTTGCCATAATGTGGAATGAATTTTACGTCTATTTTATGATCACTAATAACTATATCTGCTTCAACTTCGGGTTGAGTGCCTAAATAACTCAATGCTTTAAAATCAATGTTTAAAGTTTGGAAATAGTATTGTGCAATCATTTCTGCTAATATTCCTTGTTCATTTAGTTCCCTTGTTTTATCCCCCCAATAGTAATTTTTATGCTTATAATTTTGGTGCATACCTTTAGTTCTATCATTGGCAAGTTCCAAAGACAAATGATCAAATAATTTTGGATATTTAATTTCGTAATATTTCATAAAAAAAGGGGGTTTTTACACCCCCCGTTAATTAAAATGGTAAATCACTATCGTCCTCTCGGTCGGGCATATGCGCCCCTGCTGTTACTTCGGGTTTAGCAGTAGGTTTAAATGTTGAAAAACTTGCGTAAAGTTTATCATTTTTACTTCTGCACAAGGATATCCTTGCATTACCTTTATTAGCTTCTATTACATCTTTATGATCAATTAATAGTTGTGCCATTTTTTGTGCATTAAAGACCAAATCATATTCGATCCATTCTTGTTTATTGTCGTTGATAAAAAACCCGTCGACTAATACATTGTTACTCATTGTTTATAGATTTTAATTATTATTTTTTTTAAAACTTTCGCTTTCATCTTCGCCAAATACCCCTAATTCGTAAAAACCCGTTAATTTTAAAACAGCTCTACTCATTGCTCGTTTTTCAGCCATTTCAGCAACGTACCAACTATTTGTGTTTCCGTCTTTGAAAGTTAATCCTTTGTAAGCGCTACCAAAGGTTTGTATTTTTTTATCGTCTTTTATTGCAAGTGCTTTCATTACAGCAAAATTGGTCTCACATTTGATCACTTCATAATCAATATAAATTTGCTCAATTGCTTGTATTTTGTCAATTCCTTGCCGAGTTATTATTGTGTAGTGTTGATGCTTAAAAAAATCATCTTTTTGTAAATTATACTTATTGTACAATTCTAATAATTTGTCTTTTTTCATTGTTTTGTTTCTAAGGTAGAGTTAGTAAAATAATTGAAACCAAAATGTTTTTTGGCAATTTCGAGTTGTGCAGTATTAAACTCACATTTTTTCTCTAATCGGTGGACTTCTGTTTCAAGAGCCTCAATCCGTGCTCTAAGATAATCTGTCATTGGTATAAATTTTAAAGTTATATTCAAATATATTAAAAAAAGTTGATAAAAAAAAGGGATAGCAAATAAATGTACCCCTTTCTTTAAACAATAAAACTTCCTACCAAAGAAGTATTAAACAAATCTATCCAAATATACTAATTAAATTTTAAAATCTCGTTTTTATAGTGATCAATTATTTCTTGTATCTCAAAATTTGATAATTTTATGGTTTTTCTTGCATCTTGCATTAGTTTTTCTGACATTTTACCACCAAATTTTTTATCAAGGTACAAACCAAATTTGTATTGCTCACCATATCTAAATACGTTGCACCCTGCACACTGAACTTGGCAATTTTTCTCATTCCAACGAGTGTTGTAGTGTTTCCTGCTTTGAAAATGCCCACATTGTAATTTTTTCCAATGATCAACTTTACCACAAGTAAAACATTCAGTTATTCCTAATTCATTAGCATTTCTTCGTCTAATAAATTCACTAAATACTTTATCTGCAAGTTTGACTAATTTTGACCTGCTTGGTTTTTTTGATTTTTTAGATCGCATTGTCCAATATTTGGATCATATGTCGTATCTCGCTACGTTCAAATTTTCCTTCTATTGTTGCATTGTAAGTTTTAAAAGTAAAATAATACATATCTTTTTCTGTATCACCTTTTTTTTCTGTTTTGCCTAAAGACTTTAATTGTAGATCGAAATTCATTTTGTGTAGTTTATCTGTTTTGGAAAGTTGCACTTGTCAGTTTTTTCTTATAAATTTACATTAAATATAATAAATTATTTTTAAACAAAAATATTTACCAATTATTTGTAACAAATGCCAAATAATTACCATATAAATTAAGTTATCAATACGAGATAACTATTTTTTGTTTATAGTAATCTTGTCAGCAATTTTTTCGGCACTTCTACCAATTACATAACCACCAATACCTAATTGTAGTAAATTCCAAAATTCATTTTCCGACTCGGGTATTTTAAGGTCAAATAAAGGTGC